AAAAATGATGTGGCTACTTGGAATGTAACTTGTGATGGGTTAATTACTTTGACTGGTTTTTCATATTTGTTTATGTTAGAAAAGCAGTTAGCAAGAGAACCAATAGAGATTAAGTTCGTAGTGGATAACGGAGTTGATGGTTTGACTATCATTAACGGAACTTGTAATATATCAAGTTTAGCAATAAACGCACCACAAAAGGATGTGGCTACTTACAATATTAGCCTACAAGGTACAGGTGCATACAATACAACAGGAACGGAGGTTGACCCAAGCGGTGTGATTATAGTAGGTTCAAATCCTGTTAAGACAAAAGGTTACACGGCAAGTGGTGGGGAAACATCAATTACTTTTGCGGACACAATTGGTTATGCTTGTTTGTACGTTTCAAGAGGTGGTGTGGATGCGCAAAACATTTTAACAACAGGAACTCCAACAGGTGATGATGTCAAGTTTGTATCGGCAACTGGGGTTCTTACTTTTGGTAGACCTTTAGAAGCTGGTGAGTATATTAGAGGATTATTTCAATAAAATATTATGAGTCAATTACAAGTAACAGGCGAAGCAAAGATTAGGGATATACAAGGTCCAGTAGTGGCTAATAGTGGGGTAATAACCGCTTTAGATGGTGCTGCTTCTCAATATGTACGAGGAGATGGTACGTTAGCGGATTTCCCAACATCAAGTGGTGGTGGTAGTTCGGTTTCTTACTATCTTAATTCAAGTGTAAGTCAAGGTACAATAGGAGGGGTTGCTTATAGAGAATTAAGCAAAGAACCAATCATAGGTGCTGGAACTGACATTGCTATATCTTCAAACGGATATGTAGCGAGTTATTTAACTGATGCTAATGACCCAGATGTAGTATTGATTCCTGGCGGTAACTTTAATTGTGAGTTTTATTTTAGTGTAAACAACAATACAGGCAATCCTTTTTTCTATGCAGAACTTTATAAGTACGATGGTACAACTTTTACCTTATTAGGTTCAAGCGTTGGTGTTCCAGAGTATATTACTCAAGGAACTGTAATTAACCCTTATTATTTTGCTATTCCTGTGGCTACTGCTACTTTAGCTTTGACGGATAGATTAGCAATTAGAATCTATGTAAACGTTGATGGTAGAACAGTTACTTTACATACCGAGAATGGACATTTATGTCAAGTAGTTACTACCTTATCTAAGGGTATGGTTTCTTTAAATAACTTAACAGATCAATCACAATTTTTAGCGGTTGGAACAAGCGGAACTGACTTTAACATTGTTTCAAGTGGGGATACGCATACTTTTAACATACCAAGTGCAAGTGCTACTAATAGGGGTTTAATAACTACAGGAACACAAACAATAGCAGGTGCAAAGACATTTAGTAATAATATAATATCTGATGGTTCTATTTTATTAAAAAATGGAATACAATCAATTTTAAGTGGTTATGTTAATATAGGAGGAAACGCTTTTGGAAAAGGTATTGATATTACATTTCCTGATAGTGGTGGAAGTCCATTAACAAATACATTAAATTTTAATCCAACAACTGCTTATTCTTATATTTTCCCTGCTGCAAGTGGAACTCTTGCTTTAACAAGCAATTTAAGTTCATACGTTCCTTATACAGGAGCAACTGCAGATGTAAATTTAGGTGTTAATTTTTTAATTGCTAATGCTGCAAAATTTGATGGTTCAGGTAGTTTTGGTGGACATATAGCATTAAAACAAAATGGAACTGCCGCTGCATATACTGGATATGCAACACTTTCATCTATTGGAGTTAATAAATTAAATATTTATTATGGAGAAGCAGCAGCTTATGCAACAGAGTTAGATAATTCATTGTTAACACAATCAAGATTATATAAATTCCCAGACCTATCTGGTACTTTAGCACTTTTAGAAGGAACGCAGACATTTACAGGAACAAAGACATTCTCACTTGATATTGCAGTAAATGGTTTAACAGTTGGTAGAGGTGCTGGTTCAGTAAGTACAAATACTGTACTTGGGTTAGCTTCTTTTGCTACTAATACAACAGGTACTTATAATGTTGCAATAGGACAGTCTGCTTTAAATTCAAATACAACAGGAGGATATAATACTGCGGTAGGAGGTAGTGCAATGGTTGCTAACTCAACTGGTAGTTTTAATACTGCAATAGGTTTTGGTACTTTAAATTATAATTCAACTGGAACTAATAATACTGCATTAGGATATAGTTCATTATATACAAATACAACAGGTTCACAAAATACTGCATTAGGTGCTGCATCATTATATCATAATACTACTGGTGTTAATAATACCGCAATTGGTAATGTTGCATTACAACAAAATACGACTGGAGTTAATAATACTGCAATAGGTAGTTTTTCATCTTATGTAAATACCACAGGTCAAAACAATACATCAGTAGGTGCAAGTACATTAATTGCTAACACAACGGGTTCGCAAAATACCGCAATAGGTAGTGCTTCATTACAAGCAAATACAACTGGAGAATCAAATGTTGGAGTTGGTGTTAGTTCATTAGGTGTTAACACAATAGGTCAATACAATGTTGCGCTTGGAAGGTCTGCTTCAAACGCTAATACTACTGGTAATTATAATACTGCTTTAGGTAGTCAAGCATTAGCAAATGTTACAACAGGAAGTCAAAATATAGCAATAGGTTACAATTCAGGTGGTGGTATAACAACAGGAAGCCAAAATACAATTATTGGTATAGTAACAGGTTTATCTTCTACTCTTTCTAATAATATCATCTTAGCAGACGGAGCTGGTAACATAAGATACCAATGGAATGGTACTAATAACGTATTTGGTAATCCTATAAGTGGTACAACAGGTTCTTTTGCATCAAGCGGTGGTAGTGATACTTTTGCTATTAATCATTCAAGTGGTAGTGGAATAGCTTTAAATATAACAAAAGGCGGTAACGGCGAAGGTTTATATATAAACAAAACAAGTGGTAGTGGTAACGCTGCAACAATTATAGGTACATTAAACGCAACTACTTTAGTAAAGAGTGGTGGTACATCAAGTCAATATTTAATGGCAGATGGTTCTACTTCTACTTTAACTAACCCTGTAACAGGAACAGGTACAACAAACTACCTACCTAAGTTTACAGGTGCAAGTACAATAGGGAATAGTTCTATTTCAGATAATGGTACGGGTAGAGTTTCTATTGGAACAACAAGTTTCAATGATAGTTTTGTAATTAGTAATTCAGGAGCAGCAGGTTGGGAATTTAGCAATTTAGGTTCAGTAATTACTTACAATAGAAGTACATCGGCATATATCCCAATGACTTTTCAAGCATCATCATTTGGATTTACTGGTGCTGCTACATTCTCAAGTGATATTAATTTAGGAGGTTCAATTACTTCAACTGTATCAGGTACTTCAGAATTAAGATTAAGAGGTGGTGGTTATGGTGGCAGTTATAATACATCGTTAAGGTCTATTGCTGGTGGTATTGGAGTTTTACAATTTGGTAATAATAATGACAATTATATTTTAGCAGGTAATACAGGAACTGGCGGATTTTTATCAATAAGGGTAAATGTAACTACTGAAAGTATTACATCTGGAATTGAAGCAATGAGAATCACATTGGGGGGTAACGTATTAGTTGGAACTACAACTGATGCAGGTCAAAAGCTACAAGTAAGTGGTATGACTAATTCAGGTATTTCATATAGAGCTGGTACATATACTCAAGGAGATACAACTCCAAGTGTTTCAGGTGTTTCATATTTGGGTATTTCAAATAGTTCACCAACAACAATTACTAATTTTACAAATGGTATTCAATATCAAATAATTACTTTATATTTTAGTGATAGTAATACTACAATCAATAGGTCAAATTGTTATTTATCTGGTGGAGTTAATTTTACATCTACTGCTGCCGATATATTAACATTAATAAACATTGGTGGTCTTTGGTATGAAGTATCAAGGTCTGTAAATTCTTAATAAAATAAAAGAGCAACAAGCACAAATAGAAGAATTAAAAGAATTAATAAAAAATAAATAAAATGAAAACAATTCAACCAGTCTCAATATGGGACAATGGACAAGTATTAGAGGCTAAGATTTTAAACGCTTATGCAGTAATTGTAACTTTAGGAACAAGTGCTACTTTTTACTACGCTTTATTTGCTGAAAATGCAGATGGTAGTCAAGGTGCTCAAGTTGCTCAAGGTAACCTTAATATGACAGGCGAAGCATACACTCAATGGACTGTGGATTCTTATGCTTGGGATTGGGTTGCTGCTGAACTTAACTTGACAATCACAGGTGACTATGTACCTCCAGTACCTCCACAACCAGAGCCTACTCCAGATGCAATTATTGAAGAAGATATTGAAGAAGCAATTTAATTGAATATTTAACTATATTTGTATATAAAATAAAAACTATGATAACAATTAATCAAGATCAAATCAAGGAATTAGAAGCGTTTATCAACACTATCCCAACTGCTTATGGTTTACCATTATTGCAGTTCTTAGGTAAGTTAAATGCAGAGCAAAATCCACCACAAGAAACAACTGAAGCGTAATGGTACATAATAGCAATCAATCGGACTTATTAACTATTGTTAGCGGAACATCCGCATTTATTAGTGTTGCAAATGTGCAACCCATAGTTTCACTTATAGCGAGTTTGATTGCTATTGTTTCTGGTCTTTTAGCTGCAAGATATTACATTAAGGCTACCAAAAGATTCAAGTAATGAAAGATATAGTAATCGTTCTATTAGTGGCGGTTCTAATCTTTTTTATCGGAAGTGAGGCACGATACACCAAAAGTGAACCTATAATTGTAAGCGACACAGTTTACCAAGAGAAAACTTTTACTAAGTTTATAAAGGGAAATTCAATCCCTTTTGTAGTTTTAGACACAATTTACATAATTGATAGGGTTACCGACACAATTACAATCGTTAAGGATTATAACCAAGTAAAGGTTTATTTCGATACTATGCGCATAGATTCTATTGGATACGCATACATTCAAGACACAATCAGTCAAAACAAGATACAAGGAAGGGGTTTTAGTGCCAATTTTAACCTTCCGACCATAACAATTACCAAATTAATAGAGCAAAAGTCAAAGAACCAGCTTTATTTGGGATTTATAGGCGATTTAAAGCACTCTAACGGACAAATTGGTATTGGCGGTTCAATTGCACTTAAAACGGCTAAAAACACCTTATATACGGCAACGGCAACAATGAACGGATATTCTTTTGGATACTATAAAAAGTTTTAATATGAAGAAGTTTATTATTTCAATGTTTAGTGATGAAGTTGGTGCTATGAGCCATAAAAGGATTTTGGCTTTTATTGGTGCTATTTGTTTATATACAACTTTTGTAATTACTAAAAGCGACCATTTAGGGGATTTAGTTTTTTATATGAGTATGGCATTTGCAGGTTTAACAACTATTGATAAATTCAGTAAATAATGGAAAACAACGAAAAAAGAGCATTTGCAATTGGTTTTGTATTGTGGGTAATTGGTTTAGTTTACTTTATAAATCAAGTAATATAAATGGCAATAGTTTACAGACATATAAGACTTGATAAGAATGAGCCATTTTATATTGGCATAGGTAAAACCGAAAAAAGAGCCTATGAAAAAATAAAGCGTAATCAATTTTGGCACAATGTAATTGCTAAAACTAATTATGAAGTTGAGATACTTTTTGATGATTTATCTTGGGAAAATGCAGAAGAAAAGGAAAAAGAATTTATTAAATTATATGGCAAAAGAGATAACAATACAGGTTGTTTAGTTAATATAACCGATGGCGGTGGTGGAACTTTAGGTGCAAGACATAATGAAGAATCAAGAAGAAAGATAGGAGAAGAAAGTAGAAATAGAAAAAGAACACCAAGAAGTGCTGAAACTAAAGAAAAGTTAAGATTAGCTAATTTAGGTAAGGTGGGTAATTATCTTGGGATGAAGCATAGTGAAGCAACTAAATTAAAGTTAAGACTTGCAAATCTTGGCAAAGTTGGTCCTAATAAGGGTAAAAAAATGAGTGATGAAACAAAAAGAAAAATTAGTGAAACTAAAAAGTTAAATCCAGCACCTAAAAGATATGTTAAATTGTCTGAAGAAACTAAGAAAAAAGTAAGCGAAGGATTAAAAAGATATTTTGCAAATAAAAGATTGAACAATGATAAGTAAATCCGCAATAGACCTTATAATAAAGCACGAAGTGGGCGGTCGTGATGTATATACTCGTAGGTATCAAAAACCAATATGGGCTGGTGGAGATAGTGGAATTACTATTGGTATAGGTGCTGATTTAGGCTATATGAAGGAAAAAGAATTTTTAGCCGTATGGAGTCCAAATCTTAATCTCAATTTTATTAACGCATTAAGACCAGTTGTTGGATTAAAAGGTCAACAAGCCAAGTTAATGTTAAGAGGTGAAATTTTAAATGTTAAAGTGCCTTTCAATGTAGCATACGAAGTATTTATAAATTATGACATTCCTAAATATTACAAGTTGACTAAAGCCATTTATCCAGAACTTGACACCTTAAACGAGGACACAAGAGGTGCATTGGTTTCAATGATCTATAACAGGGGTAACAAGTTAGATGGTGATAGGCGCAAGGAAATGAGGGCAATTGTTAATCTTGTAGCTAAAGCGGATTACGAAGGCATAGCCGACCAGATAGAAAGGTCTAAAAGACTTTGGGAAAATGTCGGATTGGATGGACTTGTAAAAAGAAGGGAGGAGGAAGCAGATTTGATTCTAAACTCACTAACCTAAAATAAACCTATGGCAACAACAAAAACAAAACGCAGAAGGCTTTTTTTTGACATTGAAACAAGTCCAAACATCGGTTTATTTTGGGAAGCTGGGTATAAGAAAAACATTGACTATTCAAACATAATACAAGAAAGGGCAATTATTTGTATTTGTTATAAATGGGAAGATGATAAGGAGGTATATGCTTTACAATGGGATGCAAAGCAGAATGATAAAAAAATGCTTGAACAGTTTATTGAGGTTGCAAATGTAGCTAATGAATTAGTAGGGCATAATGGAGATAAGTTTGATTTAGCTTGGATTAGAACAAGATGCTTATTTCATAAAATAGAAATGTTCCCAAAATACACAACAATTGATACATTAAAGGTTGCAAGGCAAAAGTTTAGGTTTAACTCTAACAGGCTTAATTATATAGCTGATTTCTTAGGCATAGGACAAAAGATCAAAACAGAATATAGTCTTTGGAAAAATATTCTATTGCATAAAGACAAAGCTGCAATGGAGGCTATGATTAAGTATTGTAAAAAAGATGTGGTTTTATTAGAAAAGGTATTTAAAATGCTTTCAAATCACATAGAGCCTAAAACTCATTATGGGGTAATATTTGGGGAGGATAGAGGCAGTTGTCCAGAGTGCGGTTCGGATGATTTAATCAGAAATAATAAGGTTGTAACGGCTACTGGTTTGACAAGAATACAATTCAAGTGCAAAACTTGTAATAAATTTCATTCAAAGACTGATAAGTAATCGTGTTTAACCACGTATCTTTGTAAGAAAATATCTTATGAAATTATGTAGTAAATGCGACATTGAAAAAGATTTAACTAATTTTTACAAGCATAGTGCAATATGCAAGGAATGTAGAAAAGAAATAATGAGGATTAATAGATTAAATAATGCTAATCTATGGACAAGAAGGTATGAAAAGACTAAAAAAGGGTTTTTGGTTAGGATGTATAGGAATATGACAAGTAGGGTTGTAGGAATACAAAAAAGGTGTATTCATTTATACGGAGGTTTAGAAATATTGCCTAAAGATCAATTTTATGATTTTTCTTTAAATAATAGCGAATTTCATAGGTTGTTTAAAGAGTGGGAAGATGCTTTGTATGAAAGAAGGTTATGTCCAAGTATTGACAGAATAGATACTAAATTTGGATATACATTAGGAAATATTCAATTTTTAACTATGTCTGAAAATTCATCAAAGACATCAAGAAGAAAATATAAATAATTATGAGATACCCTAAAAACTTTGCAAAATTGACATCAATACAACAAGAACAATGGTTAGTTGCTAAACTAATTGAGCTGCACAACTTAGAGCAAGAAATCAAGTTAACTTTAGGCAAAATAAGAGGTGGTGAGAAACTTATATTTAAAGAAATAGACAGACCAGATTTAGCTTTAATGAAAGATGAAGATTAAGATCATATATCGCAAACTTGGTAGGGAACAGGCTCACGGCATTGCTGAAAGTGATGGTGTAGTTTATATTGACTCACGGCTAAAGGGCAAGAAGCAGCTTGAAATCCTGTTACACGAGTGCTTACACATACTTAATCCAATGGATGATGAAGATGCAATTATTGAGAAAAGTGTAACTTTATGTAAGGTTCTTTGGCAACAAGGATACCGAATGGTTGATAATTCTAACGATACACCATTACAAGATGGTTCTAAATAGTTGTTCGTTCATAGTTCCTCACCCCTAAAAAGGTGGGGTTTTTTATATATCTTTGGCTTTCATATTGGAGAACTTAGGTTTAGCCACCCTTTTAGTCTTATTAGGGTGGTTTTTTATGTGTCATAAAACGCACTATTTGACACATATTTGTTGCATATAAGTCAAATTATACCATTTATCCTTGTTATTTGCCGTTCATCACATTTATTTAAAATAATTGCCTTGTTTGATAAAGTTATAAGGTTTTACCCTATCTTTGATATATCAAAAACAAACCAATATGACAATTATTAAAAACAACACAGGAACAAAAGCAGTAAACATTAAAGCTAATATGTCTTCTTTTATTGCAATGTATGTACAAATTTATCAAGGTGAACAACAAGTATTACAATCTAAAGATTTTAGTTCTTTAAAAAAAGCAACTAAATGGGCTGAATCAAAATTATTTTAAACCAAAACAACCAATATGAACAGACTAAAAACTCCACAAGAGAAAGCAAACGAACGCTACAAAGCCGAAAGCATCAAACCACTTTACGCATTTATTATTGTATGCGTGGCATTTTTAATTACCGCAATCCTTCAAAACATTTAACTATGGACGCAATTCAAACCTTTATTTACACATTAGAAACTCAATTAAAGACAATGCCAAGTGGCTATGTAAGAGATACAGTAACCGCCTGTAAGGAATTAGCCGAAGGCATAAAAGAAATCTATGAAAACCCTAATAACAACATTAGTAACCAACCAAATCAAGACTAACCTACAAACCGAAGCTGACTCTAAAGGCATAACATTAAGTAAGTTAGTTTATAAAATCCTAAAACAATATGAGCAAACTAATCTATCAAGAGAAACAACTAAAGTTGCACAAAAGAGCAACAATCCTACTGGAACTGCTAAAACAAGCACAGGGACGGCAAAATCTATTTGAGGCTGATCTTGCTGAATGGAGGCGAGGTTTGGATGACACAAGGACAATGATTAGCGAGGAAGATTTACTAATTAAGATTGCAAGGATGAATGATATCCAGCGCAGAATCCTTAAAAGCTACCATTACCTTATTTTGGACCTTTATACACTAACAGAGGACTTTATGTTACCAATAAACCTTTTACATTTCTAATGAGAGAAGTACACAAAACATATATGGCAGAACTTGAAATAGAGATTTTGCGAGATAAGAACAAAAAACTAAAGCAAGAGATAAATCAATTAAAGGATTTATTAGACAAACATTTAAACATAAAAACAACAAGAATGGACAAAGAACAACAAAAAGAGTATGCGATTGAAATAGCCGAAAAAGTGTGTAATTACTATCAAATTAAATATGGACAAATGATGTCCAAATATAGAGGCGAGGAAGTTACTTTGGCAAGGCAAATGACAATGTACTTAACTAAGGAAAAGACCGAATTAAATGGCGAGGAAATAGCACAAATCTTCAATAGGGATAGGACAACAGTTTTGCACTCAATCCAAAAGATTAGGGGTCAATTGTCAAATAAGTTTGATGATACCATAAAAAAGGATGTTTTCAACTTAAATGTGCTTATTTAATTTGGTTATTAACACTAAAGTACCTAATTTTAAACTCTAAAACCAACCAATATGAACGAACAACAACTCGCTAAAAAGCCACAACTTTCGTACACGAAAGACCAAGTAGAGTTAGTAAAATCGCAGATTGCTCCAGAAGCAACAGTTGATGAACTAAAGCTATTTCTTTATCAAGCACAAAGAACTGGACTTGATGCATTATCAAGGCAAATTTATTGCATCCACAGGAACGTTAAAACGCAAAACGGATGGTCTAAAAAAATGACCATTCAAACAAGCATTGATGGATTCCGAGTAATCGCTGAAAGAAGCGGAAACTATGGTGGACAAAGCGAACCAACTTTAACCTTTAAGGAAAATGGGGAAGTTGAATCTTGTAAAATAACAGTCTTTAAGTTTAGAGGCGATATTCGTTATGAAGCTGCAACATCAGTAGTATATTTTGATGAATATGTGCAAAGGGATAAAGAAGGTAAACCAATGGGATTATGGAATCGTATGCCGATTGTGATGATACAGAAGGTGTGCGAAGCGGTTTGCCTCCGCCGTGCATTCCCACAAGATTTAAGCGGACTTTATACAGGTGATGAAATGGCGCAAAGTGATGAAAAACCAGCCTATATTAAAACGCACGATAATCTTGATGACTTGGAGTTAGCTATTGACTTATGCATTAGCACAAACGAATTGGCTGAACTTTACACATTGAATCAAGAATTAGCCGACAAAGAAGTAACTAAATTATTTACCAAGAAAAAACAAACTTTATGACACCATTAACAAGATTATGGGATTTAAGAGAAGCAGTTAAGTTCTGGAATTACAAAGTAGATACAAGCTATCCTCAAAACGCAAGTGAAATGATTCATCAATTAAATTTAGCTAAGTATAAACTTAAACTACATAAACAAAAATATTTCCCAGAGTTATTAGAGCAACCTAAAAGGGATTACGTTCCTTATAAAATGTTAGCTGATAAATTTGAAGTATTTGAAAACTATTTAAACGATTAATTATGCCATATTCAACTTGCTGCGGAGCATATACCGATATGGATGAAATTGGAATTTGTCCAGATTGTTTAGAACATTGCGACTGGGAAGAAGAAGAAGATGAGGAGGAGTTAGAACAGGATAGACAAAACGAAATAGCATTAGAACAAGAACAATTAAATAAACATTAAACTAAAAACAATGATTGTACTAAACATTTGCAAACAAGAAATTAACTGGAAAGAAGCTAAAAACGGCAAACACTACGCAAACGTAGCTACCGACTTTTTAAAGCAACCAGATGACAAAGGAAACACTCACACAGTATGGAATAACCAAACAATTGAGGAACGAGCAGAAAAAGCTAAGAAAAACTACTGTGGCAGAGGTAAGCAAGTTTCTTATAACGCACCAACAGGTAAAAAGGAATTTGCCGTAAACAAACAAGAAAGCGAAGATGATTTACCATTCTAAAACAACCCCTCGTTGGGCGATAACGTTAAGCGCAAATTTAAAACCTACAACTATGAGCCAAAACCAACAAATCGCAAACTACCTAAATTATAGCATAAGTAAAGATGGTAATGTTATAAATAACAAATTTAAACGAAAATTAAAACCATTTTTAGATGCTTATGGATATTACCAAGTTTGTTTATGTAATAAAGGTCAAATTAAAAAGTTTCGTGTAAATAGGTTAGTAGCTGAAGCATTTATACCAAATACAAATAATTATAAACAAGTAAATCATATAAACGGAATTAAAACAGATAATAGGATAGAAAATCTTGAATGGGTAACTCCAAGTCAAAATATGTTACACGCTTATAAAATTGGCTTAAAAAAAGTTACTAATAAAAATATCAAAGCATCAAGATTAGCTAATTCAAAAGTTGTTTTAGATACTAAAACAGGTATATTTTATGATAGTGCTAAAGAAGCAGCAACTTTACTTGGATTAAATAAACAAACACTTTATTGTTATTTGTTAGGATATAATACTAATAAAACATCTTTAATTTACGCATAAAAACAATTAATATGTCTCAAAATCAACAAATTAAATCTTATTTAAATAAGGGTAGAAAGTTAACCCCTATTGATGCTTTAAACAAGTTTGGATGCTTTAGATTAGCAGCACGAATTGCTGACCTTAGAAATGATGGTATGAACATAAAAACAACCATTGTTAAGCTGAAAAATAAGAAGCAAGTTGCTCAATATTCAATATGATACACGCATCATTATTTAGCGGAATCGGTGGATTTGATTTAGCAGCGGAATGGATGGGATGGGAAAATCTATTTCATTGCGAATGGAATCCATTTGGTCAACAAGTATTAAAACATCATTTTCCAAATTCAATTAGTTACAATGACATTACTAAAACAGACTTCTCTATTCACTCAGGATCAGTTGACATCCTCACAGGAGGATTCCCTTGCCAACCATACTCAAGTGCAGGAAAGCGACTTGGGAAAGCCGATGAAAGACACCTCTTTCCACATATGCTTAGATGCATTAAAGAGGTCAAACCAAGATGGATTATTGGCGAAAATGTTCGTGGACTTGTTAATTGGAATGGAGGGATGGTATTCAACGAGGTGTGTGATGACTTGGAAAGGGAAGGCTATGAAGTCCAACCGTTTCTTATTCCAGCTGCAGGTGTCAATGCGCCGCACCAACGATATAGAATCTGGTTTGTTGCTTACTCCAACAACAATGGAACACATTCAAGATTTAGAGAAGTTCAAAACAAGAATGGAAAAGTATCCGAATGGAACAACAATGCCAAATTTAGCGACACAAATCTATTCAATGATGCTACCAACTCCATTAGCATCGGAAGGGGGGAAAATGAGTGGTTCACCAACGGAGAATCAAATGTCATTAACGAAACTTGCAAGACAAGGAATGTTACCAACACCAAATCAAAGGGATTATTTGGGATGCACGAAGCCTGGATTGAGAATAACATTAACAGGGAAAACTCAAAAATATGGGGAGGTTCTTCCAGACACAATAAAAAGAATGACTTCAACTACTTCCCAACTAAACCCCCAGTTTGTGGAGGAAATGATGGGCTTCCCAGAGAACTGGACAACATCACCTTTTCTAAATGGAGAAACGAATCAATCAAAGCATACGGAAACGCAATAGTTCCACAGGTTGCACATCAAATTTTTAAAGCTATTCAAGAATTTGAATTAATGGTAAATAAGTAGTATTTTTGTACAAAGGATGTAGGATATCCTAACTCAAACTTATTGGCTCAAAGCTGAAACCCTAATCCTACTGGGGTGGAAGCCGAGAGCCTTTTTTATTTTATGAAAGTATTAATAGCTTGTGAAGAAAGCCAAGCAGTTACAAAAGAATTTAGAAAATTAGGACACGAAGCGTTTTCTTGTGATATTCTACCTTGTACTGGTGGGCATCCGGAATGGCATTATCAAAGAGATGTATTTGAAGTAATTAATGAAGGTTGGGATTTAATGATTGCACACCCACCTTGCACTTTTTTATCAGTAAGTGGTGCAAGATGGTTATACAACAAAGATGGTACTGTAAATGAGGAAAGGTTCTATAATCAGCGTCAAGCACTTGATTTTGTAGATATGTTAATGAAATCAAATATTAATAAAATAGCTATTGAAAATCCAATTAGTGTTATATCTTCAGCAATAAGAAAACCAGACCAAATTGTTCAACCATATATGTTTGGAGATTCTGCAAGTAAATCAACTTGTTTATGGCTTAAAAATTTACCTAAACTTATGCCAACTAATATTGTATCTAAAGGAGAATTTTTTACTTGGATTGATAAAAAAACAGGTAAAGAAAAAAGACAACCACAATGGTATGCAGATGCTTTTATGAAACACGGATTAAATAAAGAAGAAAGAAGAACATTAAGAAGTAAAACATTTAAAGGGATTGCCAAAGCTATGGCTAATCAATGGGGAGGTAACATATAATGGCAATATTTAGAAAAGTTCACGTTACATTTTGGAGGGATGAATTTGTGGAAGGTTTAACCCCAGAGCAAAAGTTTTTTTACTTGTATCTATTAACAAATGATAGAACAACTCAATGTGGTATTTATGAGATCACAACAAAGCAAATGTGTTACGATACAGGATACAATGAGGACACAATTAAAAAGCTAATTACTTTCTTTATTGACATTGGTAAGATTAAATATTCTGTAAATACTAAAGAGATGGCTTTAAAGAATTGGGGAAAATACAACGATTCAAATAGTCCAAAGGTGCGTTCTTGCATAGAAAAGGAGTTATTAAAGGTAAAAGATAGAGTATTGATACAGTATATATACAGTATGGATACACATACGCAAGAAGAACAAGAACAAGAACAAGAAGAAGAACAAGATAAAGAACAAGAACAAGTAAATATAGATTTTGAATGGTTTTGGAATGATTATGATAAAAAGGTAGGGGATAAGCAAAAGCTAAAAAAGAAGTGGATTAAATTAACCGATGAGGAAAGGCAAAATGCAATGAATTATATTGACCTTTACAAGCAATCAGTACCAGACAAACAATTCCGTAAAAACCCAGAAACCTTTTTAAACAACAAATCTTGGAACGATGAAATCATTAACCGAAGTA